CAGAAGGATAAGACTTTACAGGAAACCTTTCCGGTTTGTATCGATGATCTCTATGCGAAATATAACCTGACCCGGCCCGGGGATGAGGATATTGTTGCCCATAACGGGCAGATATGGAAATACAGCGATCTTATTGCTAAAAGCGGGCAAGTCGGACAAGTCGGACAGGTTGGACGGGTTGGACAGTTCGGACAGGTCGGAAAAATGGGACAGATGGGACTGATGGGACAGATGGGACATATTGTAAATTTTGGGGATGAGATTGAAGCGCCGGGATCGCCTCCGGAGGAATTGGATAACCTGGTCATCCTGGAGAGCGATTTTTTTGAAAAAGTCATCGATGCGAACCTGGGAAAAATCATCGATACGATCGATGTGAAACAAACTGAAAAATTGCTGAAAAACGCGAATACATACACGAATGCAATCATCGAAATTGAAAAATATAAAAGCGCTGCGAGCTCGGTTTGGGAAAACTACCTCTCCCTGGCCAGGCTGCTGGGAGAATACGGCGTACAGAAGGAACTTGAAATTGCGGCCGCTGTGGATAATGCTCATTTTGCCGACACTGCCGGCGCTGCCGGCGCAACCTCCGGGTTGATGGAATTGTTCCCCGGGGCGCCTTTCGAGTACGGCGACCCGAAAGCGGCGATCGCCTGGCTTAAGAAAAAAGTCGCGGTGAAAAGTGACGTCTGGAAATTATTATCCGAGGAAGCTAAACAGGCGGCGTTCTTTGTGAGCGAGCTTGAGGACTTGCGCTGGATTGAATTTGTCAAGGAAAAAATGCTGGAAGCATTGACTGTGGGGAAAACGTTTAAGCAATATCAAAAGGAATTGTTTGAAATTTCAGGAACGAAACAGTTCCATGGGTATATGAGGACAAGCTTTCAAACGAATATGCTGAGCGCTTTGAGCGTACAACGCGAGGAAGCGCTGAAACGTTCGACGGATATGTTTCCTTTCTGGCGGTACAGCGCAGTCATGGATAAGAGAACCCGACCGGCGCACGCGGCCATGCATAATTACGTCGCCCGCTGCAATGACCCGGTGTGGATCCGCTGGCGACCGCCCGTGGATTTCAACTGCAGATGTATGATAACGGTCTGCCCGAATAGCAAAGTGCAAGCCTATATCGATGCGAAAGTGATTGAATGGCAACAAAAGGATCTCTCCCTGGAAAAATTGAACCCGGAAGCTAAATTTACCGCGATATCTAACGCAAGCCATGACAAGATGTTGAAAGAATTGATTGACCAGGTCAGGGTTGAAAGCGCATTATTAAACAGCGCGATTAGAAAAGCGGAAAAATAGGACGGGTAGGACAAATGGGACAGATAAGACTAATGAAAAACAAAAAAAGGTCGGACGGGTTGGACATGTTGGACGTGTTGGACGTGTCGAAAAAAATCTGTGAAAATCTGTGTAATCTGTGGACTGGGAAAATGCAGGAAATAGGCCAAATTCAGGCGCAAAATTTGAGCAAGGGGTTTTGTACGGTGGCAATGTCATTTAAACGATTTAAAGGCATGTTCTGCGATGATTTTTTGAAGAACCGCGATAATGGCGGTTTTATTGAATGGGCATTTAAAGACCTTAAATCGGATTTAAACGGGGGTTTAATGGGGCTGGAAGTATCATTAAAGAAAGTGGTTGTTTTACCCCAAAAATGGTTAATGGATGAGATGCCAAAAACACAACTTTGCCACCAAGACACCAAGACACCAAGATACACCAAGGTTTTTTTAAATATAGGAGATTAATATGATTGGGTTTATTACTAGAAAAGACGTAAGGGAAGAAAGGATGCATGGGGTGTTCCACATCCTGCATGGGCTGCTTCCCTGGATAATGTATTTCGAAAGTAAAGTGGCAACCCCCGACCTGGACCATAAAAAGGCCATCGGGCGGAAAGCCGGATACTGGCGACACGTGGTAAAAAATATGCGCTGCGCGCGCCATTGTTTTCGAAAAATGAAAGTGAGAGGGTAATATGAAAGATGAAATTCAAAAACAAATGAATGAAGGATGGATCCCGGTTTTGAGGGTCGGTACGTTTATCGACAGCGCCGGCAGGACTCAAATTTTTGACGAACCCCGGCTGCAGCGAATCGCGGATAACTACCACCCTGAACAAAAAGAGATCCCGCTTATTATCGGCCATGAGTTTGCCGATAACACCGAGGCCAAAGGCTGGATCGCGGGATTGAAACGGACCGGGAACATGCTGCTGGCGAAACCGAAAGAACTGGCCGGCGACCTGGTGGAGAAACTGAAAACGAAAGCGTTTAAATATGTCTCCATCTCTATCAAGAATGATGACACCCCGCGCCACCTGGCCGTGGTATCAAGCCCGGCCGTGACCGGTCTGGGTCCTATCCCGGCAGCGGTATACGCCAACTTCGCCGAGGGCGAAACGGAAAAGGATATCATCCATCTGAGTTTCGATTTCGCGGAATTGGACGCGGATGCGGTCAGTAGCAAATTTGTCGATATCGGGACCCTTATCAGGAAACTGAGAGAGTTCTTTATCGAAACAGACGGCATCGAAAAAATCGACCAGGTCATCCCGGAATATATGATCAAATTCATATCGGAGTACCCGGTCATTAAACCGGAAGTAAATGAACCTGCATTAACAAATTTCACTGAAAATAAACAGGAGGTTAATATGAAAGATTTACCTGGCCAAACTGGCCAGACTACACAAGTAGCCGAACCGGCTGTGGACCTGGCCGCAGAATTGCAAAAAGAGAAAACCCGGTCGGCTGCCGCTGAACAAAAATTGGCGGCAATTGAAAAAGGGAACAGGGAAAAAGAGGCAATTGATTTTGCCGATGCGCTCATGAAAAAGGGCATTCTCTATCCTAACCAAAAGAACGCCTTCCAGGCTGTTATGATGAAGCTGCATGAGGTGAACGAAACTTCCATCAATTTTAGCGACGCCGCCGGCGCGACCGTCTCAATGCCCGTGGTGGATGCTTTCAAAGGGATTTTCGAAGGCATCAAGCCCACCCTGCCGCTGACACCCCTGTCAGATTTGAAAAAGGGAAAAGGCGGCGGTAATGTGGACAGCCTCACGGCTGAGTTCTCGGACGCAAAGGGTGTGGCTGAAAATGAACTGGAACTGCATCACAAGGCGCTGGCGATCTCAAAGGAAAAAAACATTCCTTATGAGGCCGCGCTGAGAATGGCGGGAGGTGAATAATGGCTACATTGATCACACTAACCGCCATTGTCCGCGGGTATTTCAACAATAACTACGCGGCCCCCCGTATCTTCCCGGAAATCAAAGTGGAAGGCTTCCCCTTGAAAGCAAAGACCTGGGGCAAAGATATGTTCAAGGTGGTTCAGACCCTGCGCGCTAAATACGCTAACTCCAACATCCTCAAAATCGACGATTCGGGCGAAATCACTATCGAACATGAAGTGCATGACCTGGTCACGGAAATCGACCTGGAACACGAACCCACCCTGGACCTGAACGATAAGAAAATCCGGGCGGCAAAACGAAGCCAGGAAGGGCTCCTGCTCCGTCAAGAAGTGAACGCCGCCACACGGCTCCAGGACCTGGACGTTTACCCCTCCGGGAACAAGGTTACGCTTTCGGGAACAGACCAATGGAGCGACCTGGATCACTCTAACCCGGTCAAGGATATCTATGACGGGAAAAATGCGGTCGCCGCAAAGGTAGGCGTGGAACCGAACCTGATGGTAATGGCCAAAGACGTCTTTGACGTCGCCATTTTCCATCCCCAACTTGCCATGGTCAACCCGACTACCCTCCAGGTCACCCCGGCCACGGTGGAAACCCTCAAGGCCCGCTTCGGGGTCAATGAACTGGTGGTGGCGCAGTCGCTGAGACTGAATGAGACGGACGGGACCTTCGTGTCGAACTGGACTAAAACGGTTATCCTGCTCTATGTCAACCCCAACCCGACCGCGTCCAAAGAGGACATGTCTTTCGGCTACCGCTTCCGGGAAAAGAAATACCCGTTCGTGGACGATAAGGACATCGAACCGGGTAAAGTAATCGGCATCCGCGCCAACGACAAAGTGAACGATGTGATTCTCAGCGCGGACGCGGG